CAGAGGCGCGGGTGGAATTCATCACGCTTCGGCTAGTGATTTCGAAGCGGAAAAATATGTTCGCAACCTAATCGGAAAGAAGGAAAAAAATGACAAAGTTCAACCTCAAAGTGACAAGTAAAGAAAAGGCACTCCTCGAGCATTACGCATACGGAATCGTCGCTGCTGGCTACGCTTCGTATCAAATTAACCCTCACGATGCAGTCAAGAAAATTGTAATTGAGGCACTCGTAGGTGGGCTACTTGCTCCAATCTTGGCGCGCGTAAATCCTAAGTCGCTTGTTAATACAATCGTGGCGGATACCGGCGCACCTGCACCTCTTGTTAATGCGGCTGTCGATGCTGCTCTTGCTGAGGGAACAAAGGTTGTCAAGGCAGAAACTACAAAGTAATCAATATCGTTTAAGATACAACTATGGCTAACGCACTAGACATTGTTACTACCGCTCAGAAGCAAGTCGGATTCTACGGCGGTAGTACCGATGCCAACCCTTATGGGGATTGGTACGGAATACCTAATGAGCCTTGGTGTGCAATGTTTGTATCGTGGGTATTTGCTCAAAACAATTTAAGTCATTTAGTTGCAGCGCAGACCACTAAAGGGTTTGCATATTGCCCTACAGGATTGTCTTGGTTTCAACAGAAAAAAGCGGTTGTTGGCAAATATGAAGGTAAAGCCGGAGATATTGTGTTTTTTTCATGGGCTGGCAACGGAATTGCAGATCATGTAGAAATCGTTGTCGCAGCTTCTAAAGATGGAATTACGACTGTAGGTGGAAACACCGGTCCTGAACATATGACGGATGTATCGCAATATAACGGTCATGGGGTTTATCTTCGACATAGAGCTTATCTCTATGTCCTCGCAATTGTAAGACCGGAATACGAAACACCTTTAGCGCCTACAACATCTCTCGGCACAAATAAACTTGTAGCAGGTGGGGTGGCGGCAACTACGGTTCTCGGAGCAGGGGGAATGGCGGCTACGCATAGTGGTACCACGCCAGTACCAACTAAAAGTGCAACTGTGTTTACTGCACCGGCTTGGAGCGCTTTAGATTTTCCACTCAAAGGTAAAACACCGCCGGAATTAGCGGTAGAAAATGCGCTTTTCAAGGCAGGATTGCTGGCTGGCGCTGGACGCAACTCTGCGTGGTCAAAAATAGATGTATCTGCGGTGAAAGCCTTTCAAAAATCACAAGGAGCGCCACAAACAGGTATCGTGGACAAATCCACATACGAATCGCTCATGAAAAGGTTGCCATGATCAGGATTCCAATTACCAACCCTAAAGCCCTAACACTAGGCGCAACAGGGTTTATGGCAGCTTGGGCTAATAGCGGATATGCAATAGATTCTCACCATCTAATAGTGGCAGCCGGAGCAGCGCTCGCGGGTAGTTCTGTGCCACACAATCCCTCAACAAGCCCTAATGTGATGCCGGAAAGCCATATCATCACGCCGTACGCTAATAATGTCGAGTGAAACACCGGTAACAATCTTTATCCCCCTTTATAGGGATGTAGACAGCCAATTAGATTATTTCGACATGGCGTACGAAGGATTGCTCTAAGGCTGAATTAAGGTTACGCTTCTCTTAGAAAGAGAGGCAACCTAATGGCTTTAGCAGATAAGTTTGCAGAGTATTCCGCTAAGAAAACTGGCAAGTGTCCTTTAGGACTCATTCTAGATAAACTTCCAAAGGCAGATAGACAAGCGCTCGACAAGGCATTTGCAGACAATTATCCGGCGCGGCTGATTGTTCACGCGCTACGCGAAGAAGGTCATAAAACTAGCACTGATTCTCTTTATCGCCATAACAAAGGATTGTGCAAATGTCCGAAAGAGTAGATGAGATTCTAAACGAGCGTCAGTCAATTTACGGAGATGCGCATACCAACTTTGCTATTACTGGCAGGATTTGGGGTGCATTGTTAAAAACTGATGATGTTCCGGCATGGCAAGTAGCGCTCATGTTAGATGCATATAAAACTGTGAGATGTTACGCGGCTCCGGCTTGGGAAGATTCTTGGGATGACAAAATCGGGTACACAATTCACGGCAGAGAAATCGCAATGACGGATGAACCGTCATGAGCCTCAAAGAGCAATTCGATAATTTACCTGAGGGTATTGATTCAAATGAAGTAAAAGAATTGCGACTCGCATTGGTAAGACTTCAGAAAAAACACGCACAGACAAAACAGAAAGTAGATGATTTAGTTGAGGCAACTTTTAACGCGGCGTATTCGGCGCAGCTTACTATGGGTAAGATTTCACCTGTTCCTGCTTCGGAGAAAACTAAAAAACTCGGTAAACCCGAAGTAGCGTTATTGCATATGACGGATTGGCAAGGAGCAAAGAAAACTCCTTCATACAATTCAGAAGTCATGCGCGAGCGCGTGTTGCAGTTTATGGATAAAGCGGTAAAAATTACAGACATACAACGCAAAGACCATAATGTTGATGAATGCGTAATTATGTTTGGCGGCGACATGGTTGAGGGATTATTCAACTTCCCTAGTCAAGCGTTTGAAATTGACGCAACGCTATTCGAACAATTCGTAACAGTATCTAGATTAGTCGTAGATGTAACAAGATACGCATTAGCAAATTACAAGAAAGTTACAGTAGTACCGGAATGGGGCAATCATGGGCGGATTGGAAGTAAAAGAGATAATGTGCCTCGAAGCGATAACTTTGACCGGATGTGTTACGAGATGGCTCGTCAATTATTGGCTGGCGAAAAAAGATTGGTTTGGCAGGAATGTCCGGAAGATATCCAAAGAGTTGAAATTGGTGCGTACCGCGCATTACTTATACATGGAGACGAGGTAGGCAGAAATGGATTTGCAAGTCCGGGAGCAATCGTTCAACACGCTAACAAATGGCGATCAGGAAGTTATCCGTGGGAATTTCGTGATGTCTACATCGGTCACTATCACACTCACGCAGAGTGGGCAATGGCGAACGGTCAAGGAAGTGTCTACCAAACTGGAAGTACCGAAAGCGAAAACAGATACGCAAGCGTTAATCTCGCAGCTTCGGCAACACCTAGTCAGCGCCTCCACTTTATCGACCCAATAAAAGGGCGAGTAACTGCTAGTTACAAAGTTTGGCTAGATTAGTCATCTTCTAATTCGTCATCGTCAATCATTGACGGTTGGTTGATATCAACGCCATTATTCTTAGCGGCGTTAAGAGCAGTCATAAACAAAACAGATGCGCGATTTGCAAGATCACTCGTAGCGTCAGGGTGGTTAGCATCGCATTCGACCTCAATAAAGAGGCTGTATAGGCTCATTGTAATTTTGGTCATGGGGATATGGTCGCACCAATTACACCCACCGCGCCAATGGACACACCCCTCAAATGCTTGCTATTTCGTAATCTGAGGAGGAGGATTGCCCCACTCGGAGTCAATAGGCTCCCCATAAAGAAAGGCAAGACAATGGCAGGTAAGTTCGACTTAGAAAACTACGAAACAGTAGAAATCAGATTACGCCGCCTTTACACCGAATACCCCCTCGCTCGCGTTATGACCGAATTGGTATTCCACGATGAACGCCGATTTGTAATTCGTGCGGAGATATACCTCGATCGAGATGATATGACTCCGGTGGCTACTGGCTATGCAGAAGAAATTGTCGGAGCTTCAAATGTAAATAAAACTTCGGCTCTTGAAAATGGAGAGACCAGCGCAATCGGTCGTGCCATCAATAACTCGGTGCTTTGCCTTCTATCTCCGGTTGGGCTACGACCTAGCCAGCAAGAAATGGAAAAGGTAGAGCGTTATTCCAAGGAGCCTCGCAAAGCGGCAATGCCAGCGCGAGTGGTAACTGAAGAAGAAATCGCCGCTGTTACAAAGCAATTAGAAGATTTGCAGTTCATTACAAGCAAAGATGCGCTGCGCGCAATTTGGAATACTCAGAAAGACTTGCTCGACTTGCGCGTAAATGGCACTACTCTGAAAGACGCGCTTCATGCGCGAGTAGCGAGTTTGTAATGTTGCAGCGCACCTCGGTTGAGGCTCGCAGAAAGATAGAGCCGAAAATCGGCTCTATCAATCAAAAGGTCTATGAGTTCATTATGGCTCGTGGATTAAACGGAGCGACAGATCAAGAAATCGAAACTACTTTGCGATTAGACGGCAACACCGTACGACCATCGCGGGGAAGTCTAGTGAAAAAAGGGCTGGTTATGGATTCTGGCACTACTCGAAAAAACATCAAAGGAAATGAGTGCATAGTTTGGCGCTCTAGCGAAGAAGGGATGCTCTTATGAGTAAGAAAGAAAATAAGTTCGACCCACCTGTTGGATATATGGTGGCAATTCAGCACCATATTGTCATGGTGGAAAGATTGGCAGTAGTCCTAAACGAAAACCCTGTTGAATTGGCGAGAAAATTAGAAGAAGGCGGATTCCGTCTAGAGCCTGATTTGTTCGATATAAGCGCGGACACTTGGAAAGTCATGGATTTGCAGGTCAAGAAAGGCAAGCCTGATCTCAAAGTTGCTCCCACAATGGCGGATGTCGCAGAAAGCGTTACTGAACTTGATGAGGAGGAAATGGCTAATGAGTAGTCAGGTCGTTACTCCGGCGCAGATTGAAAAGCGGCTTTATGATTTGTCTAAAGAAATTGACGATGTTCAGACTTACTCTGAGCAAGTTGAAAAATCTTATTATGAGGTCAAGGCAGCTTATGAAATTGGTTTGGCTAAGACACGATTGAAATATGCGTCAGTTTCATCTCCGACCGGCAAGAATTACACCGTACAAGAAAGAGAAGATTTAGCCCTAGTTGAAAATGAGGATTTACATTTTCAGATGGCTTCTATCGAGGCGACTGTACGGTCGGTGCGCGGAAACATCAACCGGATTAAAACTCAGGTAGATATTGCGCGATCTATTGGAACATCTGTTCGAACAAGCATGGAGGTTTAATGGAAGGGCAGACACCGGAGGTATTTTTAGCCTACGCAGAGGCATACGCAAAGAAACATGGCGTAAGCAAAGAAGAAGCAATCAAAATAATGACACAGGGGCTAAGAAATGAAAACTATGATGACTGACTTAACCGGTTTATTATCTAAATCACTTAATGCGTGGGATAGCAACAGAGATCGCAGCAAGCAAGTGGAAGTGGGTCCGTCATCTCTTGGCGGTTGCCGCCGGCAGGTTTGGCATACGATAAAAAACACGCCGGAAACAAACAGCAATACAGAAAAACTTGCTGCAATTCTTGGCACATTTATCCACGCTGGGGTGGCGGATGCAATTAAACGCGAAGATCCTTTTGGAGATAACTTTTTAATCGAACAGGCGTTCGAACATAATGGATTAAAGGGTCATTGTGACTTGTTCATTATTGACGAAGGCATAGTGGTCGATTGGAAAACTACCTCAAAGAAAAATCTTCGTTACTTCCCTAGCGAACAGCAAAGGTGGCAAGTACAGGTTTATGGTTGGCTAGTTAGCAATAACGGCTATAAGGTCAATCAAGTTGCGCTGGCTGCGATTCCTAGAGATGGCACAATGGCAGATATCAAGTTTCATATAGAGAATTATGATGTGACTGTCGCGGAGCAAGCGCTAAATTGGTTAGGCGAAATTGAGCAGCTTGTGAAAGATGGCGCGCCTCCACCGGCTCCGGAAAAATACGCGGCATACTGTAATTCTTATTGTAAGTTTTACGACCCGATAGGAGTTGCTGGTTGCTCAGGTATAACGAAGTAGATTGGGATAGGGCAGGTTGCGCAGAGATGCCTACAAACCTGTTTTACGCTTTTGAAGAGAGCAGGGGAGTCCGCGATATTATGCAGATTTCAATGTATCGCAACATTTGCTGCGCTTGCCCTATTTGGAAATCTTGTTTAGCCTACGCATTAAGCAATGAACAGTTTGGAATATGGGGTGGCTTAACCACTCATGAAAGAAACGCATTTAAGTTGGGTGAAATATCACCGCTCGTCACGAAGGTAATTGAAGATTTCAACGATCGCGGAATAGATTTAGACCAACTTTTGGAGGCACTACTTGAGCATTCGGATAATGAGCGAAGTGTGGCGGACTCATCTACCAACTACGGAGAAGATGATTCTGCTAGTAATAGCAGATCATGCTAGTGACGAAGGTGATAATGCTTGGCCGAGTCAAAAGACAATAGCCGACAGAGCTTCTTGTTCGATACGAACTGTCCAGCGCACCGTCAATGAGTTAGTCCGGGGTGGCTGGCTTAGAATGGAAAAAGGCGCTGGCGGGTCGGTAAATTGCAGAGAAGATAGGCGACCTCACAGATACACCATCAATCTTGGTAAAGTACGAGGCGACACTATGACGCGGCGTAAAGAAGTACGAGGCGACATTGACGACATTGACGAGGCGACATTGACGCCGTCTACGGGGCGACAATCACGCCCTATGAATCATTCAATAGAAACACCCATAGAAACACCCATATCGTTTGAAGATTTCTGGAAGGTCTATCCAAGAAAAACTGCAAAAGGCGCAGCGAAAAAAGCATGGGAAAAAATAACAGAAAAAGAAGCGGCTATCGCCGGAGCAGTTCGCTTTGCTGCTGACCCAAATCGTGACGAAACATTTACTCCGCACCCTGCAACATGGCTGAATGCCGAGCGATGGACAGATGACCCTTTACCGCCTCGTAAACGGTCTTTAGAGGAGATAAAAGCGCTAGAACTAGCAGATGCTAGGGCAAGGGCTGAAAGGGAGCGAGAAGCCTCTCTGAGGCTCTTAGAAGCGGATAGGGCGGCAAGGGAGAAGGCAGTACCAATGCCGGCTGACCTGAAAAAGTTATTGAGGCGCGTTTGACTTGCTCAAATTATCCGTAAGCATTACACTGAGATTATGACAAGCCTCACATAAGGGGGTGAAACATGACCATTAACACTACTCCTGACCGTATTTACGCCGGCGATCATATTCTTTTTGGCAACGCTACATGGATGGTGAAATCTTTAGAGCCGGATTACAACGGAGCTTATGATTTCTATTTAGAAAATGAAACCGGAGCAGCCCACGCCGTAATTACAGATTCAGTTACCCTTATCGTGTGATTGAGTTTAAAGCCGATGGAGCGCCTGTGCCGCAAGGCAGCATGAAGGTAATCCATGGACGCGTTTTACACTCGCAAGGCTCGGCGCTAGCAGTTTGGCGCTCAACAGTAGCGTTCTCGGCAAAACTCGCGGGAGCGACCCCTAAAGAGGGGGCAATCGAGATGTGGCTCGTATTTATCATGCCACGCCCTAAAACCGTCAAACGCCTATATCCGACCGTACCGCCTGACCTCGACAAACTTATACGCGGAGTTTTAGACGCGCTCACAGGGATTTGCTACATCGATGACGCTCAGGTCGTGGAGATACACGCTCATAAGATTTATGGAAATAGTCCGGGAGTAGAAGTCAGGCTGGCGGAAAAATAGTTGGGCGCGGTGCTTGCTTTTTCGTAATCTGAGGAGGAGGATTCACTCACTCGGTCGATAAGACCCCCAACGATAGGAATGGCAAAATGGCTAAAAAAATGCATATCTGCTTCAACTGCGGTAAAACTTTTAATCAGCAATACCAGCTTCTATTACATTATGACTTTCACAAAGGCGAACCAGTAGTTCGTCAAGCCGGTTGTTTGTGTGGCGCAGATTATGACATTCGCTGCGGCAAGTGCCTCGAATGCGGTCATGTTCATTCAGCAGGATGGGTGGTGGCATAAATGCTTAATTATCAAGATTTAATGATTTCATTATTAACAGCTTCATACGCAAATAGTTATGACGGAACAAGCAATTATTATACAAGTCGTAAATACATAATGGATGCTCGCAAACTACTTCGTATGGATGAAGCGGTTATAGCAGAAGCAAATAAGCGCGGTTGGGAAATGGATCAACTTGAGGCTTGGGTAACTTCAAAAGAAGGTTATGAAGCCGCAACTAATTACATTCAAGACGGCGGTAATGGTTTTTCAGCATTTTTTAATTTAATTAAGGTAGGTGCATAAATGGCTACTTGTGCATGGTGCGGCAGCAAAGGCGGATTTGTAAATCGTTTAATTAAATATGAATGCTCGCCATACGGTGATGCGGTATACGAATGCGAATGGTGCGTTGCGTTAAAAAAGGAGGCGACAGCATGATTACTCATGTATTTCGCGATGAACATAATATTGAATATTTAGTTACGACTTGGGATAACGGCAATACAACTCGTTTGGCAATAAAAACTCCTCACGCGCGCACATGGAGCGCTCCTATTGAACTTATTAGAACTGAAAGGACTGAAACAGAATGAAAATGGAAGCAAGGTTTGTACGCCGGCGCAGAGTCGTAGCGTTTGTTATTTTAGGTATTCCTGCTTTGATAGCAGCTTATTATCTTGTTAATCATATTTGGTGGGTTGGCAATGGATACTGCTGGGGAACTATGGAAAAGTGTGTGGGGCTATGACACACGATGAATTGCTGGCAAAAATAAATCCCAACAACACAACAAATCAAGAAACTTACCTTGCTCCCTATAACGCCCTTCGTGCAGTAGTGGAATTGCATAAGCCAACGGATGATGGTTTAGGTTGTTCATACGAATTTATAGAATGTCACGATGAAACAGGATTAGGTTGCGATATTCCACGAACTTGCAATCAGTATAAGCCTTATCCTTGCCCCACCATACAGGCTATTGAGAAGGAATTAAGATGATTTTAGATTATGGAAAAGTGTGTGGGCTATGAATCTAGTTGATAAAGCGCGCGCCGAAGCGCATCGCCGCTGGATTGACGCATGGGGTGATGGTTTGGCTTATTGCTTGGAATGCGGTGACGAATATACGAAAGCGCAAGCAATTATTTATATGTATGTCGAACATTGTCCACATTGCAAATCCGATTACGGCAAGCAATATTATTATTGCGAGGAGCATGGCAGCCCTGATGATGATTGTGAGCGCTAGTGGCAAATTATGAATACGAGTGCGAATTGGATGGAATTAAAGATCAACAATTTCCTATTGGA